CCCCCCCTATTATTATGGCATCATGTCGTCATTGTGATCTTCATCGCTCGGACCACCTAAACTTCCGATTACTGCGATAATCACAAGTAATACAATCAAAATAACTACGGTGATCATCTCGCCCCCCTCGTAAAAATTATTCGGATCGATTCCCGCACGTCAGCCGGGATTACTTCCTTCACCCTGATTGCTTTGTCGTAGTCCATCAACGCTTTTATCTGTGCTGTCGCCGCGTCGATCGTCGCACACCGAACGCGGATCGCTTCGTCGAGTGTGTCGGCGTGATTCTTCTCGGATTCGGGCGCGGGAACTTCGAAAAAAGCAGGGCTCGGTGAAAGCCATTCACCATCATGATCTGCGCCAAAATCACCAGCAACATCACCATCTGGGAAAGTCCTAATTGACAGACATTTCGCCGGGCCGTTGAAGGTCGTGTATACGCCCGTGTATTCGCCATTGTACCATTTCCCTACTTCAAATTTCTCTACCATTTGCTCCCCCTCGAGGGTGGGCCGGAATTGCACCGGCGTCTGCGGTTACATGCGCCTCGCCGCTATTCTGCTCACTCTCACTACCACCCCTCGACCGCCCCGAAAGGCGGCCTGCACTTAATAAAGCATCTCGTCAACTTACATTCGGGACCAGTCGTCCCTGCTTCTCAATCCGTGTTAATCTATAAGAAACCTCCCTATCTTTTTTTGGATGGATTATCTCAGTGCCAACGGCACCTTCCTTATCCGGCACTGCCGGGTAAGTACGTTATAACGACGAATCCATTTCCGTTGCCGCGTCAGCCGCAGTCACCTCTTTTTCATACTGCGAAATCACGGCGCCACCCCTGAGCACGATCCTGTTTTCTCCCGGAACCTCTCCCACTCTCTCGACCAGGACCTGATACCCGTGTTTATCGGCGAGTTCTGAAAGCACTGCCATCGCCTTGTCGTCGAGTTCTGATCCATCCCTGATACAGATCACCCTGAGCTCGGGAGCGAGCTGCATACCGATCCTTGCCGACATGCTTATGCGCTCACCCTGCGAGTGCTGGCTGAACGGGATATTGTCGATGAGAAGTCCAGCGGCATCGTCGAATGCGATGTTCTTGAACGGGAACGAACTCGCGGCGAACAAGCCCTTGCGTTCATCTTCTTTCGCCGTGATTTTGATATTGAGATCGTCCTGTAGTTTTTTCGCGGTTTCGTACTTGCGGAGACTGGACTGCTTTTCTTTCCATGCATCGGCGCGAAGATTTGTCGAAGCCGCGCTCTTAATTGCGGCATCGATCGGCTCCAACGACTCCACCTTGCCAGATTCAAGTTCTATTTTGGAAAGCTCATCCCTGCCCTCAAGAATCTTTGCTTCTACTGCGGCAACGCGTTTTTCGTTGGCCGCTATCTCCTCGGCAAGCTTTGCCAATCGCTCCTTATCGGCCTTGATCGCCTCCGCAAACCTTGCCTTTTCGTCGACGTTCCACTGCACCGAGTTCTCAGCCGACTGTTTTCTCGTCCTTATGTCAGCGGCCTTTTCCTGAATCTTCGCCTTCTTGTCGAGCAGGATCGATATATCCACCGGATCCACAGCAGTCGACGCGTTTGCGGCCAGCACCGCCTCCAGTGATTTCACATCCCTATTCACGATCTTGCGCTCTTCCTTAAATGAATCGATCTCCGCAGCGATTTCGGCGTCTTTCTTGTCGATCTTCGCCAGCTTCTTCACGACGTCGATCTGATCCTTTGGTGCCATCCGCGAAAACCGTACCGGGTCCACGGTTATCTCGGCGAACAGGGAATCGAGAAAATCCTGGCCCAACTTCATGCCGGCGGTATCCTCAATTACAAGGCTGCCTCCGGTTTCGGTTTCACCTCCCTCGACCTCTCGCTTCACGAACGACCGCTTGATCGATATCTGGCGTTCGTCGTTGCCGATAATCGCCTTCACAATCGCCTTATCTTTTCCGTCCTGAATCGCTCGCCATGCCGGATATCCTCGGCCAAAGAACTTACCGCCGATAATAGCGAGCCACAGCGAATCCAGCAACGTTGATTTCGCGGCCCCGTTTTCCCCTGTGATTTCGATGAACTTTTTGTCTTTGAACGCAACATCAACGATCGCCACGTTCCTCAAGTCCTGTATTTTTAATCCGAGTAATCTTAACATTATACCCCCTCTCTTAATCTGTCTTCTAAAGAAGATATCCTCTTCTCCAACGCCGCATTTGTTACGAATAGCTCCGCGATCTTTAATCGAAGCCCCTCCTCGTATATGCGGTGAACCTCGTTGAACATAAAAATCAAATCATGATCTGATTGACCAAGGATTTTTGCCATAGCCTCTCCTTGTGCCGTATGCTGTCTTGCCTCGTCAGACTGTACCGGAGTAGACCCATACTCAATTAAGAACCTGCGAAGATCTTCGTCCTTTTCCATAATCAATTTTTCGTCCACGTCTTCCTCCTTTAAAACGCCCCAAGATCGACATCGGTCGCGCTGATGTACTTGTTGTCGCCCTTCTGCAAACAAAACGGCGCCACATCACACCATCTCTTGCACCGACTCCCGCCCCACGTGTCCTTACATATCGGCGGCATGTACTTGAGCCAGTTGTCTCCGTCTTCCTTCGCCATCTTGTACGCCATCAGCAGATGGCCCTTGCGTTCGGCGATGTACGATTTCACGTCTTCCTTTTGTATCATCCCGACTTCGGCGGCGAAAACATTTACCATGTCCCCAACCGCTACTCTTTTTGTGGATAACCCGGATTCGCGGTTGAAGTAGATATTCCCGATATGTATGACCTCTACATCCGGATGCGCTTCCTCCACCATCACGCGGTAGATGTTGAGTTGCATCACGTAGTCATCGTTGAACTCGCCCCTCTTCGCTTTCTCTATCACATAACTACCAACGCATTTGTAGTCGTATATCCGCGCCTTGGCGTTCGCATCGATCTGGATGCAGTCCATCGTCCCCTGTAGCCCGAGCGCCGATATCTTCATCTCCTGCATCATGGTTTTGTTAAAGACTTCGTGAAGGCCGGTTCCGATAACTGAAAAATTGAACGAATCCAGCGATCTTTCGTAATCGCATAGCCACTGCAGGTACACCTGTCTCAGCGGCGCCACGATTTCCGTTACATGTGGGGTGATGGAAAATCTACCCCTTCTGCCTCCGTCTTCCGAGTACAAATACTTCACGAACGACTCCGGGAAAGAAGCGAGCAAGCCCTCGTCGAGTGCGTTGTCGAGATCAATCTTGCGGCCCTGCCAGCGTATGTATTTAAGCGGCATCCCTTGCTCCCTTTACCACCGACTTCGGCGAGAACAGATATCGAAGTCGGTCCCAAAATCCCCACTCCTCAAACGTGTTTGCCTTTGCGAGCATCGCCATGACATCGAGGGCACGCTGCGTGGCCCACTCTTCCCCACTGCGAGCAAGCGCAGTCCTTTCGTCTACCAACTTCTGCACTACCCCGGCTCTGTTCTTTTCCCTTCGCACGTATTCTCGGACCTGCCGTCTTGCCGTAGCCAGACTCTTTGCTTTTCGTTTTAAACCGCTTCTGTTCATGCTTCCTCCTTAATATATTTCTTCTTCTATCGCGACCGATTCCTGCAATATCGATAACGACGGCTTCACCTTACCGCTCATCTCCATCGCCCGATCCACCTTCCCTTGAAGGTGTGGATACTGTTCCAAGAACGATTTCCATCCGTGCTGGTGCTGTTCCTCGACATGGACCGAACCCTTGAGGTGAAGGAAGTTCCACGGCTCATCTTTTCCGCCAGCGCCTTTCGACACGATATGCGCGATATTACCCTGGTACGTTTCCGTTCCATACGCTCCCAGGTATTCCAGCGTCGCCTCGCAATATGGAACCCGCTCCCGATAATCTTTCTCCGATTCGTACCGGATCGGGTCTTCTTTCTGCTCGAACCGCCACACGTACCAATTGCGGAAAAATGTCTTCACCGTTTCCGAGAACTCCACCGGACACCCGTTCTCGGCGATCTGGTAGAAAATACCCTCAATCAGCGTCGCCATCTCAAACGTATTCAGGTCCGAACTGGATTTACTTCTCGGTTTTCCCGTCAACTCCGACACCGTTTTTGGCGAATAAAGGTCCAGCACGTCCTGATACAACGAATCCTCGTGTCCGTATTCGGAATAAACGACCTGCGATAGTATTCGAAGCAGCGCCCACATCAAATTGTTCTGCTTGAACGTCCGGTGCTTGTACCACTTCTCCATGCAGATGAATGCTCGTGTCATTTTCGCGGCGATAAGTTCTTTTATGAACTGCCCCACGGGGGATCGGAACTCCGAATCAAAGCGCACCGCCACAACCCCGGCACCTTTGCCGCACTCAAAAACGCTTCCATTCGACAACGTTATGGACCGAACCGGGATTATTTCTGCCGCAGCTTCTTTAATCTTTAACATATGCCCCTAATCTTCCCTGTAAATAAGTAGTGTAGCCTTTTGAAAAAACTGGCCTTCCGTATGTTTTTAAGCACGTCGAGCCTTGCCATTACCTTTTTATTTCTATCTTCAACGAGATAATTATTGTTGTCCCGAATTATCTGCAAAAAAATCTCGGCTCCTTTGTTTTTTGCGACAACGTCCAGTATCACTTTGTTGCCATCTTCGGCTAAGAATCCGTTCTTTTTTATTTTCTTCGCATATTTTCCCTGAACTTCAATGTCTGTCCCGTCTATTATTCTGGCCTCTATGATTACCGTTTTATATTTTATTTTTGACATTTTTACTCCTGTCTATCTGCTGATTGATCGTGACTTCAAACTGCGCCAGCAAATCCCTTTTTGATGACGCCGCATTCAGGCGCGGTCGCCAGTCCTCGTACTCCGCTTCCAGAAGCCATCCGTGCGAAAGCGCATCGTCCATCTTCGCCTTTATCCGCCGCTTGATATCGGCGCACTCAGTAGGGATTTTGCCTTCGGGCACGACCTCGGGCACGACCTCGACCTTCACGCCTTCGTCCTGCGGCGTCTTTATCGTGTAGCCTCCGAAAATCTGCTCGATGATCATGTTCACAAACGGCATTCCCATAAACTCTTCCATCGCGATTTTCATCGCTCGCGTCTGCGCTCTCGCAACCGCGTCATGAAATGACCGCGAGTTCTTCGGATATCCGCACTCTTTTACCGATGACCCGCCATGCGCCGTTATCTCTCGCTCATCCTTCCATACCGTTACACCAACGGTCACTACCATGTCGTCGCCAGTTCCAACAACGATCGGATCTCGTGCACGCATCGACACATTCGCGGCGAACATAACCTTGAGATGAAAATCTTTCACGGCCTCGATATGACTATTCCCCTGCCTGTCTCTGAACTCGCAGAAATCCGTGTTGTGTCCTTTAAGCTTCCAGTCAAGGCACTTACTGGAGGTGTCGGCGATGATCATGATTTTTTCAAACGCCGACTTCTGATCGTTGCTAAACAGCGTCGCCGCCGAACTCTTTCGAATCTCAAGATCGTTCACGCTCCAACCACCTTCACCATTATCACGCCCTTCTCCGGACAACTCACATCTATACCCTGCCCGAGCCAGAGCCTTAACGTCTTTATGTACGCAACCGGCAGCGTCAAAAATACCTCATATCCGACTCCGAGCACGTTATACTCCCCGAGTAGCACCCATCCCGGATTCCGTATCCGCCGATACACGAGCATCCCATCACCACAACAACAGTACAGCCTGTCCCCGACAAAGAATCCCGACCCCACAAGGACGGATTTCGGAATACTGACTTTATAGCCGCGTTCGCCATTTTGCTTTATCGATCTTTCCATGTTTACCTCTTAATTTTAAAAGAATGGGGCCGGAGAAGGAGATCGGAACCAGCCCCATCGATGAGCAGTGAGGCCAAAGCCCGACTGCAAAACGCTTATGTTTCAGACAATACCACATCTCGACTTATATGTCAAGTACTTTATTTAAAAAATAAGCGGGGCCGAAGCCCCGCCAACAAGGAGGTGATTGACGCCGAAGCGTCAAAAAAGAAATAGTACGGAAACGGAAAAGGAGAGCTTCCATTCAGGGTCCACGGTCACGCCAGCCCCTATGCCGAAGTTCTTCCTTCTCGCAATCTCATCTTCCAGCCTTTTTATAATGGCCCTCTCGATCTTGATATCGGCGTCCGCCTGTACGTCGGCCTCGTTCAAGACCACTTCAATAATATTTTCGAGAATCCCCCGATTTTCTTCGGTTAATGAGATCTCGGACTCGATCAAGTATGCGGCGATTCCTTCCGCTACGTCCCTGTTTGATGTCTCTGTCTCTATCGGCTGCGCTCCCAGGAGCACCGGAAACAGAAGTACCAGCACCGACATCGCCTTCATTTTTTCCTCCCCGCAAAAGTATACACACGATCCCGAGCACGGCGACACCGATCACGGACGATACCCCGACAACCCATCCCGCCATCTTTCCTAGCTTACCCGAAACCGCAAGTATCAATGTCGCAATTCCTAACACCGCTATAATGACAAGCCACATTATCATGATCACTCCTTTACTCCGGGAAATTCTTTATCGAGATCCGCTTTCGCCGCAGCCTCGTCACGTTCGTACTGAGTCGGCTTCTTCGCTACCGACCGAACCACGCTTGTCAGAACAATCCCTATCGGTAGCGGTGACGACCCGAGAAAGAATATCTGCAAGAACTGAACATACGCTGCCATGTTGTCGGGCTTGAACCATGTCAGAATATGAGCAAAGCAGAACACGAAAGCCCAAACCACGACCGTCATGAGTCTACCCCATTTTACATATCTTTTACCATTAACAATTTTAATCATACTTCACCTCACAGCACCAGAAAATAGATATACGCAACTGCGGCCAGAGCCAACGCCCCCAAACCAAGAGCAATGTCTGTTTTAACCGACAACTTCCCCACTCTTCCGCACAAGGTGTGGACATCATCCCTTGTCGTTCTCTGCGAATCCTCAATACTTTTAACGGCGGAAATGAACAGGTTCCAGTTCTTGTCCAGCTTCTCTTCTATCCTTTCCGCCGCAAGCGCAAACTTCATATCCGGATGCTCGCTGTTGATATTCTTTTTGTCGCCACCGTCTCCCATCGCGCCCTCCATCAGATGTAATATCCCTGAATTGTTATTGTCACATTATCCACGTCCGCATTCGAAATCTGCCAATACAAATTGTACGGAGTCACGAAACGATAAATGGTCTGTCCAAAAGCGGCACTTCCCGTGTACGTAGAAAATCTCGCCACTCTCGTAACGCCACCGCTATCGGCAAATAATTCCAATGTCCTATTGGCTCCTCCGTCTTCATCTACCGAACACAGGAGTAACACCCCTTTAGTTCCTGCCGGAACATGCGAGGAAATATCGAGCGTTTGCATATCCGTAGATGACGGGTCGGTATTTAAAGCCTCCACCTGTGTCGCGTAATACTTCAATGTTCCCATTGATACATCGGCATCCGGATTATAAAACTCAGAACCCGCAGCATTTATGGTCAATGGCGAATCACTGTACACAACCCCGGATGTTCCTGCCCTAAGCAGCACATCGAGCAACGTCCTTCCCGAAGTATCCCACGCCACGCTCTCAATGTAGTGTTCTGCAAACACGTAAGGATCAATTGTTTTATTGAATGCAAAAAGAGCCTCATCGATGCACGCCCTATAAGTATAGGTCCCAAGGCCATCGGTGTCAGCCATTTCGAAAAGAAGAGAGCAGTCAGCTGACGCCCCCCATGTCCCTGCGGGAGTGTACGTCTCAACTTTGTCGTTATAAATTATTGCGGCGACATCTTCGTCCTTGTCGTAGGTCATTGCGACATAATCCCACCTTCCGGCTACCGCATGTCCAACACTGATTCCGCTCTGTACTCCGCCTCTTGCTATTATTATTTTCATTTCAGGATTCCCACTTGTTGGATCAACCCCCAACAACATGTAATTCGAAGAATCCCAATAGATCATACACACTTGAGCCAGGGACGATGGCAACTGCCTAAAATATATCCAAAATCCGACAGCCTGCGACTCCCCTATCGTTGCCCCTGCAACAGTATATATTGCGGAAGAATAATTCGTATTATCATCCGATAACGAATAACTTCCAAACTTCTTATATGTTGAACTGAAACCGGTTTTTATCTTCGGAGTCCAGTAATCAACCCCAAACTGATCTTCGTAATTATTTTCGAAATTAAACACCCTAAAATCAGGATGTGGAAAAACATGCGTAATCGGCGGATTTTCTGGATTATAAATACCAGAACACCCGATCATTGCCAACAGCGTCGCTGTTGCAAGAACTCCTCCAACCTTCAATTTCGTCACCCACGCACCCCCTATTCTTCTTTCAATTCTGATTTCGTCACCATCTATTACCGTGCGCCTGTCTCCGTTTTGTGGCGCATCATTCGTTCCTCTTCCGTAATATCCGACGATGGTGATATCATGCACATAATCGCCTTGCGTGTCAACCGAGAAAACGTCGATGTAACGAAAATCTTGATGAATCGGATGGTAGTAGGCGTAGGCGTCGTCGAGGTACACAGGTGGCACAACGTCGATCCTCCACGTCGCTCCCGAATCCAGGTAGATGTAGTATTTCCTTCCCGCTTGCGGCGTGATATCGCTCCAGACATCGCCCCAATTCACGCGATACGCGATTTTGATCACGACTCGTTTACCGCGAATGTGAGCGATTCCTCTTCCCACCGTTATCTGCCGATTCTCAATTTCAAGGTTGAAACCGGCGATATATGCTGGAGGAAGATTCGAAACCTCATCCGAAGTTCTTTTCGCAAGCGCACTGAGTTTGTTTGCCTTTAAGTTCTCAATCTGGCTTTCAGTTCTCATTTGACTCCGTACTTCCTCAATTTCCTATCTTCTGAACGCAGATACCGCCTCAGACGCTGTTCCGATCCAGGCAGTTTCCGCATTTCCTCTCTCGCCCTCTTCTCTGCTTTCTCCAATATATCGCGCTGACGCTGTAGTTCTACCCTCGCCAGATCATACTCCTTCTCCGAAACCCCCATGAGGAAAGAGATGGTCTTGAGCCGCTTGTTCACTTCCGTTAGGTCATGGCTATACCCGGTAATCTTCGCCATCTCCTCCTCTATCTGCGGAATGAAAGAGGTAATGGCATCCCCGACCTGATCGATCCTCTGCAAAAGCGGGAAATTGGTTTCGAGCACATACGCAACCTTTGCGTCGATGAGCAACTTCCCCTTCTCGTCCTTCTCCATGCCCAAGCCTTTTTCGTATCCGACCCCGACCAGCATCGCGTCCATTATCTGCATCAACGGCGGACTCATGGCGAATAATCTCATCACGCGCGGCGCCGGGGATTTTGAATCTAAATCTTTCTTTCGAAACGGATCATACCCTTGCGGACTGCCGAACACGGTCAGGGCAGTCTTTACCGCCGGATGCGCCATCGCCAAAAACTCGTCCCTTACGTCCCCGAGTCCCGACACTATACGCGGAAACTCGCCATCGACATCGAACTGAATCGGCATCTTGTTTATTTCCTGCATTCCAAGTTGCGGGTATTCGACCCGGACGTTGTCGCCCTCCTGCCCCACGGGTATGCCACCAAGCTCCCTCACGTATTCTGGCAGATCCGCCATATCGATTCCCTCCATCGCCTTGTTACGACCGTACTTGATCAGTATCGCCATCTGCGCGTGATTTTCCACAAGCGTGGTCATGTTGAGGATGAAGTTCTTTTTTATCCACGTTATAAATGGGATAAAAGAATCCCGGACTCCCTTTTCAAATCCGGTAAGGTCTTCGTAGTCAAACAGGTATCTTCTGGTTTCGTTTACTGCCCTCGCAATAACATCTGCAGTTGGAGCCGCATCCCCGGACATCTGCCGGATCTCGTTCATAAAAAAGTGGAGCTTCGCCGAAGACTCAACAACCGCACCCACCTCGCGATTGGCCTTGAATGCGATGTTTTTATTGCCGAGAATATTGAGCCTGTCTTTTGCCGTGACCTTTCCACGAATGTTCTCGGCTATTTCCTCGGGATTGAAGCCCATGTTCACGCGGCTTATCAACCCCTCCTCCCTTGCCATTTCTATCCATTCGCCGAAGGTTTTGCCGTTTATCTCTTCTTTCAAAACCTTTCTGACCTTGAGTGGGTCCGTGAACCCCATCTTCCCCATCACATCCGCGACCTTGCCCTGAAACATTTTATCGCCATAAAGTCCGTATGCGGCTCCAATCGCCGATCGCATCTGCGTCGCCGGATTGAATGCTGACGGACCGTGCTTCACAAAATCCACCCAGAGGTTGTTCTTCGCATTCCGGAGATGAAAGCCTGGTGAAAGCGTCGCCATTCCCTTCCACCACGACACCGCGCCACCAACAAACCGTGCGAGTTTGCCAAGAACGTCTTCTCTGCTGTACACCTGCCCCACGCCATCGATCATCCTCGCGACTTCGTCGTCGAAGAAGTAATCGGATAAAGCGGCGACGTTCGATTTCCGTACCCCCATTTCCGGGATCGAAGCCCCCTTCGAAACCAACCCGTCCACAAGCGCCTTCTTGTTCACGAGCTCGACGGGATCGGCGTCGTCAAAAGCGGTTTTTATGATATTCGGAGCCGGAGTCGTTCCGAACTTGAATCCAAACTGAGACACCTGTTCCAGAAAGCTCGCATTCGCCACCGCTCTGGCGTGCATATTGCTTCGAATCAGGAGCATTTCCATGAGATCGGTATTGAGTGTGGACCAGTTCAGTTCCTTCACCGCTTTTTCGGCGGTTTTCCTGTCGAATCCGAACATGTTCATGAACCGCGATATCTCCTGTTCGACTCTTTCGCCGAACTGGAACTGCTTCTCTTTTGTAAAAGAAGGCACGGTACCGATTCCGCCCTTGCCAGCGGCAGGGGGATTTTTTCTCACTGCGGGAAGATACACATCCCTGTACCCGCTCTCGCCCAGAAGCCCTTTATTCCGCCACACCTCTTCGGCCTGGAACATGTCGTCCATGAGTTTCTTGTATTTACCAATGACGCCTGCGGCCTCTTTCGTCCCCGCTTCTTCGAGTCCGAGCCGCTTCATGATGTCCGGACGCGCCAAAACCTCAAGCGGGTCCGTAATTCTCGCCTCCTCCATACCCGTCATCACGTCTCTTGCTTTTCGCAGGAGTTCTTCGGGGTTGTCGCCGAAATCAGCCGCAATCCTTCGTTCTATGTCTTCTCGAACCTTCCTGTATGTGCGCCCGTGTTGAAGCGAGACATCGTTCACCATTTTCTCATATGGGTTCCTGATTCCAAACGCCTTCCGCAGCCATCCTATCGGCCCCTGGTGGACAACATCATACGCAATATCGGTCACAAACTGCCCCGGCTTCGAGTCTTTCATCTTTTTTACGACATCGGAATTTCCGATCATGTCCATGAACTTCCGATACGACTGCGCGATCGGCCCGGGTTCGTTCTTTTTCCCCCATTCGTGCCATAGGTAGTTGTATCCACGCTCCCCGAGCGCACCCATTTTCGAGAATTCTTCCGGAACCCCGGACATCGTCTTCAACATGCCGCCATACGCTTTACCGGCACCACCGACTTTGCCCGTGATATCGGCGCCCGATGCACCAATTTCTTTCAAAAGCTCGGTGTAGACTTCGGGCAAGTCCTTCTTCGAAACCTTTGACTGCCCCATGATCTCGGTAACGCGCTTAAGTCCGGCGGAATCCATAGTCTTTCCCGCCTCAGCCAGCTTCATGATTGCGTCTGCGGCGTCTTTTTTACCTCTCGCCGTAAGCGTTGCCACGGATCCCTGCAAAAAGTCATCGGATAACTGCCCGATCTTCTTCGCGTATTCGGCTTGAAGTGCTTGCGGCGAATACCTTTTCGCCTGTTTCACGGCCTGTTCGTAGACGTTGTTCAGGTGCCGCGACATCTTCGAGTTCTGCGGGATAATGTCCCTCAACATCTTGAAGGCTTCACCCTCATTTGATGTCACAAGTTTCTGCAAATCCACCTTTTTAGCGGCGCCTTTCGTGAGCTTAAAGAGTTCACCGAGAACTCCGGTCTTCTTTATCTCCATCAGCACCGCCTTTTTGCCAAAGGCATCTGCTGCTGCTTTCCCTGCTTTTGTGGCACCGAACCCGATATTCCCGACATCGAGAACAACGTCAGCAAGAAATCCGATAGCGTCCTCTGCGGAAACGTCCTTGAAAAATCCTCCCACTATCGGCAACGAACTCAGAATCGGAGCATCCCCCTTCTTCTTCATCCACTCCGGGGTATTGAAAAGCCCTTTGAAGTCTTCGGTTTCGCCGACATCACGGCCTCCGAAAAGGGTGTGCTTCCACGTTCCCTTTCTCTTCCCAGTTATGCCTTCCCATGCTCCGCCAAGGATATCCGACTTCTCGCCTCTCGCGGCTTTTATTGCTTCCTCCGCGGTGTTCACGGTAAGATACTGAGTTCGGCTCAGCACGTCTCCGACAAAATCAAGAAAACTCCACAGTCCCGCCTTCTTGTCGGATTTTTCCTGCTCTTCTTTTGCGAAGTTTTTAACGAGTCCTTGATATGGAGAATACGCACGCGCCGAAGCCCCGCGACGCGCACGGTCGAACATGTTCCCTACTTCCACCGTTTAATTACCATACGGCGACTTACTCGCCGCACCCTGCCGATACCGGTCCACCAAAGGCAACACTCCGGGTTTCTCTCCCGATCCCGACTTTTCTTGTTCCATTATTTTCTGCAAGTCTTTAAGCATCCGCCATTGTATTTCCAGTTTTTCAATCGGCGCGTTCTTGTTCCCAAACGCTCTCAACATGTTGTCTACGGTGTTGTCGCCAGAAGCCAAAAGCTTGAGAATGTTGAGATCTTGCGACGCACTCTCATACCCCATCCCCTTCAGTTTTTCAACGACAGACTTGTACTTGCCACTGTTTTTGAAAACATCATTGAGATACGGCGACATCACCTTTCTTTTTGCGTCGAGATACTTTGTAAATCTCTCACGATATACGGCGTCGGCATCAACCGTTGACGCAACCTCAATCTTGCCCTGCTCCCAAATTACATCAACGGCACGATCGATCTGCTCCATCATGTTCTGCCACTTCTCGTTCATGCCTTTTCCGGGTATGCCTCTCAACAGCACGTCGGCGGTTCCGCCCATCGTCGAGATAGATTCCTTGAGCAGCTTCTTTACGTTCTCTTTTGCTGCGGTATCTCCCTTATTGAACAGATACACCATGCGATTCGGATCATCCGGGTCCGGGACCGGTTCCCCGGCAACAGCTCCAAACAGCCCCAGGGTAGAGCCTTCCTGCCGTACATAATCGGCGACATCCGCATATTTCGGCTTATCACTCTCTCTTTCAATACCGTATCCTTCTTTCGGGCCGAAGTGGAAAATGTTCTCTTTCATAAAATCCCACTTCTCACGGGGTATCCCGAGCATTTCCATCGCTGATTCAAACTCTTTCCCTCTCGCCGTGACATCGCGTCCGAACTTCGACGCATCGAGATAGTCCTGCGACATCGTCCCGACTCCGGGTTCAAATACCGTCGATGTCTTCTGTGATATCGGCGCCACACCCTTGACTCGTGCCGGAACCGAATACTCCCCACCCTGCGGCTGCATCTGCCCGAAATCGGTCGGTTTCTGCACCTCGCGACCAAGAAGCCCTTTTTGAAAGTCCTGCTGGCTTTCCTGTCTATCCTTCTGTGCTTGAATATCTCGATTCTGCATTCCGAACTTTTGTATCGTGTCATTCAGCATTCCGAGTCCGGTGAATACGTTCTGAACCCCGCGCTGACGTGTTTGTCCCGCAAGGTCCATCGCCTGCAACGAACTCTGTAATCGCTTCGTGTTTACATCTGCCCACTGAGCCATTCCGTCCTCCTCTTATCCTGCCGATGCCCCGGCAGTAGCCCCTGCAACCGCACCCGCAGGACCACCCGCAAGCGCCCCGAGCACGCTTCCCAACGTCCCCAGGATCATTCCCGCGAGAGACATGCCCTGCTCCGCACTCGCCGCATTTATCTGCGCGTTCAAGCCCTTTTCCTCAAGCATCTTATAATACGGGGCCAAATACTCTTCGAATAACTGGTTCGACAACTCTAACGCCTGCGCGTCTACCCCGAGCTCGGCGAGGATGCCGGAATAAATAATCTGTGCGTGTTGAGCCTGCGCCTGCAACATGCCCTGATTCGCCTCCGAAATCGCCCCGATCATGGTCGCGTAACCGCTGATGTAGTCGGTCCAATATTTCGTCTGTGAATCCAGATATTCCTGCGCCGCGATCGATCCGTTCTTAAACAGTGCATCCCATCGCTGAGACAGCGCCGAATATTCCGCCTGCCGCTGTGCGAAATTGAGATTTTCATACTCAAGCGTCGATTTCAACCTCTGGTCCGCGATTGCGGACACGAACTGGTCCGCCTGCTGTAAGGCCGCCACACTCCTGCCCGATGCGTTAAGGCTTTCGATGATCTTCTTATAATCTTCCCGCATCCGCTGCGATTCCATGTTCGTCTGCCGCTGCTGCGTTACCGTGAGATCGCCGTTACCAATCCCTCCCTGCATCTGGCCGAACATGTCGCCCTGAGTCTGATACATTTCATCGGCGTTCGCGAATCCAAGCCTTCTCGCCGCCGCCTCCTGTGAGGCCGAATACAAGTCCTCAGACGTTGGCATCTGCGTCAAGGCATTCTGCAACCCCGCAATTGCGTCGTCATATGAATACAGGTCTGGCTGCGCCACGTTCTGCATCTCGTTCAGCTTCGACGACACGTTCGAAAGATCTTTCTCTATTGTGTACTTAAACCACTCTCCGCCTCGGAATGTATACAGATTCCCATCTTGCCCTGGATACACCTTGCCCTCTTCCGGGTTCGGAACTCCCTGCACCGACACCGGCGACCAATACCCGGTCGCAATCGTCTTCCCGATCCAGTTCGCGGTATTGCTGATATCGTATCCAAGCGATTCCAGATGTCGCTTCCAATAATTCCAGTTATCCTGAGTGATCTGCATCGTCTCAGGCTGATGGGTATCGGCAGGCGTAGTCTTATTGCTCATTCCAACGAGCTTGTACACCTTTCCGCCGCTGTACTTCATCGTAACCTTTTTCCCCTGATCCCAGTCCTCCCAGGTATCGCCTTCCCCTCTCTTCGTGAGTCCGGTATAGGTTCCGAGCTCTACCCATTCCTGACTCTTTCCTCCAGTCCCCGTTGTTGGAGATGCCGTTATATTATAAAACCCCTGATCATCGGCTCCGGTTTCTGCCCTCTTCAAAATCATAGAACTCGTTGCGGAATCGGTTTCTGGAACCGGTTCTCGAATGGGTGCGGGTGCGCTCACGCCCTGCTCTGTCGCCGCCGTTTTCGTTCCCAAATCAAGTCCTATTGAAGAAAATGGCGACTGCAAGCCCGGAGTAACTGGTGTCGTGGATTTTTTCGCTGTTTTTTTCTTGTAATTCATGAGCTGATCGAAAGCATCAAGCCCGGAGGCGTCGCCACCGAACCCGGAAATGTTTGTAACGGCCATCAGAAAACCCTCCCCTCAAACTCGAACGAATATCCGACAACCTTCGCCGAAGTCACTGCGTTATGTCGAACATGAAAAGATAGGTTCTTCCCGTCCGTATAATATGGGAGCCTGATCCATGTCGAGTATACCCCGCTTCCTACGGTAGCGGCAACAGTGCTTGAAACATTTTGATCCGCGTAATCGGAATAGAATGTGAACACGTAATTTGCTCCGGCAGCCGCCGAAACCTTGCCGACAATCGGCTTCACTATTCCCCATCGCTGTTGCATCCCCAACGATTCCGAACTGAAATATTTCGTCTGCAACTTCATGTCAATCGCCGTTGCGGTTCCGAGACTGTCATAAGCCCCGTTTTCACATCTCACAATTTTATTAGTAGTGGAGTTATCGGAACCAAGCAGATACCCGGTATCGCCATACCCTGTACACGGAAGAAACTGATCGACTCTGTATCCGGTCCAGTGGTAAAAGCTGACCCGGCCATCCCCCATGTCCGTCATCCTGAACGTGTCTGGATCAAAAACATCAGCCTCCGACGTCGCTGGATTACAGAAATACACAAGCCCTTCGTAAAAACACGCCGATATCGATGCCGGGGTGTAGGTGTCGAACTCGGCCTGAATGTGCTTGCTGATACTTATCGCCGAAGATCCGTTCCAGGCAAAAAATCCGTATGTTGAAGCGAAGAAAAGCATGTTCCCGGCATTTATGATTGAGTCCGGCGACGCCGCCCCAACCGTTGTCAACGGCCTCGACCGGATCGGGTCAAGATAGTTATTCGTGTCGAGCGTGTAAATCGTGCCCTCTTTCACCACAACCAGCGCGTCCCCGAACGACTCCATGCCTATAATCTTCACACCCCCGGAAATGAACGATTCCACAAACCCCTCTTCCCACCCCTTGACAGAGTTCACCGGCGACATGTTCACAACATTTCTTTCGGCGAGAAACATCTGATTGTTATGAACGCATACGGCGTGGGGTCTGGCATTCTGCAATATCTGAGTCAGATATTGAGTATGAGAAATCACTGCGTAATCGGCGTATACGGCTGCGGATGGAGCCGTCGAAAAAATCACCCTGAACAGATATCGCCCTGCGATTTCCTCCGGCGCCCCAACCTCCACGTATGGCTGCATCAAGCACTCGCCGGCTGAATCAAGCGGAATATCGAACTCAATCGTCTTGTCGCCTTCGGCGGCGGTCCATGTCGGAACCGTCCCTGGAGTGATTGTGGTGTATCCGGAACCGTTCCAGTACGCATAAGCGGCGACCGGCGATCCTCCGGCTTGCTGGCAATTCTTCAATACGATTTTATTGAATGTAAAATCACATGCGACATAAAAGCCATCGTTATTCGTGGCAGTTGCGATCTGGAAATCATCGACTCCAACATCCTGAGCGTCAACGGTGTCGTCGGTATAGGGATCGGCCTCGCTTGTGTCATAAAGCCCCGCCACCCAGTTCTCGTTCTCCCTCGTTCTGGCATCATAGGTTTCGAGATCGGTAACGACAAGTCCGGAACTGTAATAAATAACAGCGGGCTTGTCGGTTCCGTTCACCATCACCACATCGCCAAGAAGCTGATCGAACTCGCAGCGGATACCCTTTGTGAAATCCTTGTCATTATTTATCGCCGCAAACGTCGTCGCGGTTCCATAATAAAGGTTTGTAACTGACCCGTCATCAAGAGCAAGAATCGTGTACCATGTCGAGTTCAGGTATGCCCGAAATATGCCGCGGATTGTGTACGAGGAGATATCGGTTTCGGAATAGGTTGCTATTCCCCTTCTCTTGAGGATACCATTGCTCCAGTAGCAGTTCTCCGCCACCAACAGCTCATTATCGGCCATCAAGTGGCTCTGAATATCGGTGCAGTATCCACCCCTGAAATCGATTAGATCCTTTATCACGATGTCTTCACCTCGATATGGACCGTCGGCCTCACCACCCTCGGCTCGATCTTCACGTTTCGATTCGCGTGCTTAATTATGTGCTTGTTCACTTCCATCCAGTACATCGACAATCTTTCCTTCGCAATATCCTTTTCGAAATTGATCTGAGCCAGCAAATACGCGGTGTAATACACGACCGAAATCACGAAGTCGTCGTCGATATCGATCTCGTCTCCGGCTTCGCTCGCCACAGCGGTTTCAACGGCGACAAATCCTGTGAGTGCTGCCAGCATGTTCGTTCCCGACGACGGTGCCGCCAGCGCGATACTTGACGTTTCCTCCTCTGATGTGGATGAAAACCGAACATCTCCTCCGCTTATTGCCACCGTTGCCCCGGATGAATACGTGGACCCCGCGAGTGCTGTATTTATCAGCGCCATCACCGCCGTCCAGGTCAAGTCGGACGCAGTCGTAACCGTTATGTCTTCTGCGGTTCCGCCGTCAACAGTGATTTTGAACTTATATGCGGTCGATCCCGTAAGCCCGGTCAACGTTGTCCCCCTGAGCCCACTCAGCCCCAATTCCTGATACCCCTTCACGGTTGCGATTGATGCCGGGATGTATCGGTATAGGATGTGAAAACGCTCCTGACTTGTCGGCGTCGGATACAGTCGAATCTTTTTTCGCTCTATGTGATACCATCGCGGCTCGCCCTGAGTCTCCGGTGCCTCAAATATCTGCGCTGGAGCCGGATACAGCTCCTCCCTGTCCCATATCGGGTTCGTTTTCAAGGAATAGTAATCACTCGGCAGGTCAACAGCGACATTGCAATCTTCCGGGATCACGCCGACAACGGAAGTGGTTCCGCTACCGTCGAGTCCGAGCAAATCCGTTGCGTCCGCATACAGCATTCCCGGAGCCGTAATCGTTATCGCCGTCGAATCCACAGCATTCACTGTGAACTTCCACGTGCTTACGCTCCACGTCACCGTCAGGTTCGCCCCGACCCCAATCGCAGCCCTTATCGCGACCTGGAGTCCAGTTGCCACTGTCGTCCCCGAAATCTCGTTTGCGTCAGCGGCGCAGATCGCGACATCGGTTGCCGCCAGCGCGTTTGTGCCTCCGGTTATGGTCAGGTTGAGAGCGAACGTTGTCGCTACGTTGAACTTCGGCTCGACATCGAGATACGCTTCTTTCACGCATCCATATGTATCCTTTGCAAATGCCTTTATCGCGACATTGAGTTTACTCAACATCGACGTATCCGACATCGCGGTTGCGTTTGTACGCGAGAACTCCCTTATCAATTCGAGCGCGGTATCTACCCTCATTAGCCTACCACTTCCGCCATTACGCACACGTTTACGAGCACGTTATCCGTGGCCTCGGTCAATACCAACGCCTCGTTTAATTCAAGCATGTATCCACGACCAGAAAAATGGCACTTTGGATGCCCATATGTAGGGTTATATTTTGCGATCGTTTTTGTCGTACTGCCTATCGTAATAAGCCCCGTTGCCGAAATCCCACCCGTCACCACGACGTCTTTAATGTAGTACCTCTTCGCAGCACCGGGAGCCGCAAGAATATCCGTAGCGCCAGCTGTCGATCGCTGAGCCTCACCCTGAACCTCAACTCCTCCACGCATTTTACAAGCCCTCCTCTATAAATATAGCCTCATCATCAGGCATCCCGCCCGAAGCCGCATCGAGATCGGCGTCGAACTCGACGAGAGCCATCAACGCGAATGCGTTTGAATCCCACGCCGAAGCGCCGTCATAATTAAAATCATCAACAACGATTTCGCCCATTATGTGCTATTCCTTGTCGTCGTCGTCTCAGTCTTATTCGTGACCATGTCCGCAATAGCCGCGTTTGAATCATTATACACAGTCTGCGCTGCCGCAGTCTGGATCACCTTTCTATAGAATCTGTTAAAAACAGCCCTGATCGCCTTCGCCACCGTTATCGTTCCTCCGAGATCGATGTCGGTATCACTCAAGTCGGAAAGAGTCGCCCCGATAACAGCGGCGGGAACTCCTGCGATGTCCGCAGCAACGACCGAAGCATCTGCGGGATCGGATGGAAGATTGTCCGTTTTCGCCTTTACCGCCGCAACCTCGGTATCTATATATGCAGTCGCAGTCGCAAGGTCGGAAATAACTTGATCAAGAAGTAGATCAAGTCTCCCACCGTTTATCCAGTCGGTAAGTGCTCCCATCCTTGCCGCAGTGACCTCGTTCGTATTCGCAAGCTTCGCGTCGAGATCGAGCGCTCCGGCATCCGAGATCGGCAATCCTCCAGCCGCATCTGCTGCCGCATTCGGAAGCGCCGTCATGCCTCCGCGCACGGCGTCGTCGAAGTCCATCGCGTGCATCGCCGATGCGTTCCCATACGTCTCGATAACGATCGCAGTATCAAGCCACGCCTTTGTTCCTTGGTCGACCACGTACACCACAACCCTCGCCGCTTGCATTTCGGTAGCGGTCAGGGTTATCGAATACCCTTTCCCCTCATCGACGAATGCGTTTGTCGTGCTCGCTTCGTCTCCCTCGTCTTTCATAACGGTCGTATCGCCAGCCGCGTGAGAGGCGTCCGATTTAAAGTCGACCCCGGTAGTTCCGAAAAGTACGAAATCTACTTTCGTCTCGACTCCGTACTTACGAAGAAATATACCCTGCATCTAATACCCCTCCCTGCGTCGCCTGAATATTACAACACCCGAACTCGATGCGACATACTCAAATGCTCCGACCGTAGGCGTGGACGAATGAAATGCCGTTCCTCGATAATCCTCGGCGATATCGAGGTCAGTCCCTGCTTGATAAATATTGCCGGAGTTTTTCGGCGTGAAATCGCCGTTTGCGTAGTCCGTAAACTCATTTGCCCATGATCCACCGCTCGGGGCGATCGCGCTTGTCCCGTCGCCGTCATCTGACGCGCAATCAAGAATATTTACGGTCGATCCGGCGCCAATTAAAAAATCATCGCCGGTATCAAAAAAGATATCGTTCGTGAGCGTATACGTTCCTGATGTTCCAGATCGAAAACCGCTCGCTCCACCCCTGTGTGTGCACTGATAAATATATCCAGTGTTCCCGACGTGGTAATGTCCGCGCCCTGTCGATTGCGATTCCGATATGCAAGAGCGGATATAAAAAGTCTGTTCCGTGTCCGCGAACGAGAATCCAGTACACACCGAATTCGTTCCGGCTTTTGCGTAACACCGATCGAGATACACGATCGACGTGCCTGACACGTATGAGCCGTCAAAAATATTATCGCTCGTGCTGTCCCCATTGACGATTGATGCCTGTATCCCGTAGAATCTAATGTATGTAGACTGTATGACGATTGCATCGTCGTTGTTGATCTCCATCCTATATATCGTCGGGTCCCAAACCGTTTGTGTTGTGAGTTGTGGACACCATCCGAGTATATACCGTGTGTCGTCAAGCGTGTATCCGGCCCACGTGCATTTCGTTGTCTCTGCCGTCCCTGCTGTGGCATATATTCGAGCGTCGAGATAAACATCCTCCGTAACGAGATTCGCCTGTTGACCGGATTCGAGTGCTTGCATCGTCGCGTATGCGTTCGCAAGACTTGACCCGTCAGCCGCTCCGCCTGAGACATCTACATCTTCATATCTCGTCCGAGCTGTCGCCATTATCCCTTCGCCTTCGCCGTGAGAGTTTTATTCTTGATTTTATCCGACTTACTATAATCAACCTTCTTCAATTTCAATTTGTCTTTTGTAACGGTGATGATTTCGCACTCCTGATTCTCGTATATCGCGCCCGGAAAATGTAGCCCCCACGTTTCTTTCGTCCCCTGCTTCGCCGTTTCCTCGATATCAATTGCATCATCAGGAATTTCCATGTCCTTCGGGACTATTTCAAAGCGTTTTGTGAGATCAACCGTTACAAGTTTTTTTGTATTGTACTCTCCGATCTTTTTGACATCCTCGTCCGGTACGATAATGAGAACGAATTCAACACCGTTCCACGGCTTACCCTTTGGATTTGTTGGCGTCCTGTATGTCCCGTTCGGCCGCGAATCCACGACGAATCCCACATCCTGACGCAATACGTATGACCCAAGCAAATAATCAGCCGCATCGATTTCCGATTTGACATGCGCCGATGCCCAGTGTGATTTTTTAAGCACAAGCAGTTCAGACATGTTTTAGCAAAAACTCCATTCTACTCGTTTTTCAGTCTTTCTTTTGCTATTCTAACTCTCCGGATGAAATCGGTTTCTCCACCAATTTCTTCTTTCTCGCAAGATTTTGGAACAGCATCGGCGATTTTCCTGTCAGTGGAAACAAAACCCTTTTTACGCCGTGTTGTCAAAAGAAAAACGAGCGCGGCTCCAAGAGCCGCACCCGCGAATGAACAAATTGCATTCAGGAGCATTTTACCTCCCCGGTTTGCCAAAGGCAACGTACCCGAACACCAGCGTTATCGCCGACGCATTCGTGTACTCAGTGGTGGAAACCCATACCTTCACCTTGTCGTTGGTACCGTCCCATTCCGCGAGGTACCCGGAAGGACAGGTAAAAAATACATGTTCCACTTTATCGGCGGGAATATTCTCCGGTTCCCACGCGATGCCTCCGGTTGCGTAGTCGCCGCCGTCGAATGTGAGAATCCCCACCTCCATGCGGACATTTCGCGCAGTCAGGGCATTGATCGTGGACTCTCCCGAGATCCCCGTCATCTTCGTATTCGCAATTGTAGCTGCTGCCATTTATTTCCCCCCTTCTTTACAGAATAATATCCATAAAGGGTATGTGTTATCGTCAAGATTCTTTGCGGTTTTGAGTTTTTCTATTTCGGCTTTAATGATATCGAGTACTGTCGAGCATATCTCTACGTCTTTATTGAGATCAATAATATTCCCTTCTGCGTCGAAATCATTCCAAACCGTAGTCCCGTGCTGAACGAACTCCTTCTGCCCTGACTTAAAATTGGTGAACTGCCCCGGCCCCGACACAAGCCCCGCCCTTGCAATTTCATCCTCACCCGGAGCGAGATCGTTTCTGAACTCGCGAATTAACGGGTACGTCACGTCGCTGCCTTTCTGTTGAATCATCGCATAAAGAGTGAGCCTCTCTCTCATGTTCAGTGTTACTTTTGTTTTTAATTCCATTCCTTCCTCCTTGACTAAATAGCGGGGCCATAGGCCCCGCGAATTGTACAGTAGATTACGATCCCGTTGTGTAGGTGATCCATCGCTCGCCAACGCCGTCGATGTAGATCTTGATCGAGCCGCCAGCCGTGATTGCGGTTCGGTTCGAATCGATCATACCGTCCGTCGCATCGACGCAACCCGCGTCAAAATGCGCGAAGTACACTTTCGACTGAATCGTTCCGTATCCGGTCGCATTCCCGCCAACCGATACCCGAATCGCCGATGTGATCCCGCTCACATCCGAAGCCGTTCCGTCACAGTAGAGTTCGGCCTGAACCGCAGCGCACGTTCCCGTAAGCGCCCGATTCGGAATATGGAGCGTAAATCTTCCCGCAGTACCGAGTCCGGTAATATTCCCGGCACTCGCCCCAAAACTGAGCGAAGCGTGAATACCGTTACACGTGTCAACCGGGGCATTGTTCGACACCGTTGTGTAGAACCTTCCCGCTTCCCCGCCTGCGCCTCCGGTGAGGTAAAGCCTAACATAATGCCCCCTCGCCGTTCCCGTAGCCGCGCCGTTGTCGAAATACGCGCCCATGAAAATCCTGTCGGCGGTGTCATCGGTAACAGGATTTGTTGAACTCCCGAAACTCTGTGCACCCTCGAAGATTTCCTTGCCGTAGAGCATGATGTCGTGCGTGGTCCCGGTCGAAACCTCGGTCCAGGCACCGATTTCGGTATTAAGCCCCCGCCAATCAGCCCCAGAAGAAACGATAACCCCGCCATCGATCTTTACTCCATATCCGACCGCCGACGTAATCGAAGGCGTCACCACGTCCGTCACGTACCCGGCAATCTGCATCACGGCGTCCTGCCCGGTCGTATATGCCTTGTCCGGAATACCGACAAAGCATCGACCAACCGCAGTCGTCATCGCCGCCGTAACGAATCCGTACTCGTTCAGAATCACTTTATACGGAGTCTTTGCCGTCAGCGACCCATGCGCTCTCGCTATAATCACCCCGGCCCCGTTAATCCCGTGAGATTCATTGAGCGGAGTGTACTGCGTCGAACTTACTTTAAAAGCAATCGAAGACATATTTACCCTCCCTTATTTCGTTGAATCGAGAGCCGAGAACACGAAGTGTGGCTGCCGATCCTTGCATTTGAGATTACCAACAAAGCTCACGTACCTCACAAACGAACCCGGCTGGCCGACCTGGTCGAGCTCGATCCACTTCGAAACCAGTTCGTTCAGTTCCGGATGAACCTTGAGTTCGAACACGTCCATGCAGAGTCCGTACCAGTATCCCGAAGGACAGAACGGATCGCCGATTACGGGGTCGCCGTAGAAGAAAAGGCTTGTGAAACCAAGTCCTGCTTCTTTGGAGTCTCCCTCATACCGCTGCTTTGGTTCAAGCTTCGCCTCGTAGCGAGCCATGAGCTCCCTTGTCGTAAGGTGAAAGTTCGGCTTCTTGCCTCCGAACCATGCCGCGTTCCTCATACCGGTAAGGGTCGTGGAACCGCCATAGATTTCAAGTGCCGTCGTCGATGAGTCAATGGTCGAAGCCCATGTCGGAATATCTGTCGATGTCCAACCCGCATACGCCGTGGTCGTTCCTATAATTGTCGCAAGCGGTGTCAATCCCTTTCCATTCGCATTTGCGGTGTAGACGTCGGCCGCGAGTTTGTTCGCGAGGTCTTCCTTCATTTCCTCCGCTTTGTCGATCTGTAGGTTGACGACCTGGCCCTTGCCATAATTTAAAGCCTTCTCTTCGAGCGTTATCATGGCGTGTCCGCGATAATACCGCCACACGTCATACGCCCTTTCTCTGGTATGTGGAGACACGAACTCTGTCTTTGCGTTCGGATCGATCGCATCGGCAAGTCCCTGCTGTTTTGAGCGGATCACCCACTCAAACCTGTAACCATCAGCCGCGACTTTCTTCATGCTTTTCAGCTTTTTGAAAAACGGTGACTGATCGTATACGTTGTCAACGATAAGCTTGTCCACTTCTGGAAGCGTCGTTGCATTGATGTCGTTCAGCGTAAGAGCCATATAGCCCTCCGTCTTTTATTGTTTCAGATCCCCGTATTTCCTTCGGGCTTCGTCGAAAGACTTTACTGTCTGTTTCGACGCCGATCCCCCCGGACTCGCGGGTATCATCTCGGCAGTCTTCTTCTTTGCCAGACCATCCGCCATCTGGCGCTCGATCTCTTCTTTTGGAACTCGCCCTTTCCCGGCGAGGTGAAGCATTTCGAGAAGGTACTCGATGTTGTTGTTCTCGGCGAGGGTCGAAAACTCTTTCGATATCGCATCCTCGTCGAAATCGGTGTACCTCATCTTGAGGTTCTTTATCGCCGCCGATCTTTCTTCCTCAATCTGCTTTCGCTGTTTCTCGGCTTCCCTTTCTTCGTCGAGCGGTTTCATCCTCTCATCGAGTTTTTTCTGCACCAACTCTTCGATATTTTCGGGGCCGAGTCCTCGGCTAAGTTCCTCTTCGAACTTCTGCCTCAGTGTCGGGTTTGCCTTGAGAAAGCTCCCGTATTTTCGCGCTCGCTCTATCGTTTCTTCCGCTTCTTTCAGGGCTTTATTATGTGCGGCCCTGTCGTTTTCGAAACGGAGACGTTCGGCTTCGTGCGATTTCCGCTGTTCGGCGATTTCCTGCGTTTTCTTCGTGTAATCTGAGCGCATCATCCTGTCGGATTCGATGGTCTTCAAATGATTCGCGAGTTCATCCGCATTTCCAAAAGAATACGGCTTCTTGTCGAAGTCGCTCGTGTAGGAGAAGAACGCTTGTCCGCTATCCTGCGGGGCGCTTATGGCTTGTTCCGGTGTTACCGGAGTGCCGTTGATGTCTCCCATTTATTTACCTCCAACTGCCTTTATTGAATCGTCAACGACGATTCTGCATCAAGCCCTCGAACTCCCCGAGTCCGTCTTGCGGCGGCTGTTCGGGCATCGGCGGCGTATTGCCTGATTCACCTGCTATGTTCTTAAACTTGTTCAGCGGATTCGCATTCTGCATCTGCTGTTTGCCAAACTGCATGAGCTTTTTAGCGGGGTCGTCCGGACTGATACCGAACGTCGCCAAGACGTCGGCAACGGTCTTGCCCTGGATATTTCCAGCCCCCATCTGTTTCATCGCGGCATTATCCGCTGGATTGAATATTGACATGTTCCTACTTATAGCATCTCCCATGATCTGCCTCCTACATCGGCTGCGCCTGTGTCGCAGCCATGGCCTGTGCCTGCTGCTTCTTTCTATCAATAATATCCTGTGCGCCGGGTATTTGCAATATGTCAAGAAGAAATTCTGCATCAATCGGCGACTGCTCCGTCATCTGCAATTCCGCCAGTCTCAGTGCCGTATTCACAAGCGACTGCCTATCCAGAGGCAACGTCGAATTGGTATCAATCTGAATCAGGAACGGCCAGAACACAGACTTCTCGTCGCCGATGTATTTCAAAAGGTCCGCAAGGTCCTTCTCTTCCTGCTCCTTCATCTTCAAGTCTTCGTCATTTGCCTCTTCCGGATTCCCTTCTTTTGGTTGCATCATCGTCTTATACGCATCCGGAGTCGCGGCAATATCAATCCATTCGTAACCTCCTTCGGTCTTCTTCGCATACGTTCTGGACTCGGTGTAATACTGCTGCATGATCTCGACAATAAGCTGAAACGTGCGCTTGAGCGTCGATTCCAGATTCCGCACCCGCTGTCTCGTCCTCGTGTACGAAGTTTCAATAAGCGCCGCGATCTCATGTGCAGACTGTCGCTGCTTCTTCGACACCTGGCCTTTTGATATCGCGGTATTTCCGGTTATTTCCTCGATTATCGACGGCAACGACATTATCATCTGGAACACGCTCGGATTTACCGGTGTTCCCTGTGCGATAAATGGAGGATTAGACCCCGGAGGCAAGGGCCAGCAATTTCCACCCCCAGGTCCTTCTTTTTTGTATTCATCCACATCTATTCCCGCAGAGATGTCCACATACACATCCGGATTCAGACACCATTTCCGAATATAAGCCCCAACCGCCTTGAGCAAGAGGTTGTATTCGAGTTGAAGCGTCTCAATCTGGTCCGCTTCTCCCATTCCCCAAAACTCATGCGGCACCTTGTAATCGTAAAGCGCAACAAATGGTGCCTTCCCGTGCGTGTACGGGAACGGCTTATCTTCAAGCGGGGCATCCACGTCCTTCGCCATCACGATCAAGCGCCCGTTTTCGAACTTGTTACGCTGCTTCTGTTCAGTCTCGCCCTTCTCATTCTTGACATCGTATGTCTCCATGTACGAATCCTCGGCGTCGTCGAGAGTGGCGATATCGCTCCGGATGAAGATCTCGTAAATTGTCGCGTATTTGCAAGACTGCGTAAATCTGTCGCTCGCGGCGTCATTGTCATCGTCCGGCTTCACGTCTTTCCGATCCGGCCACCTCTCCTTGATGTACGACATCGGCAACCGCGTCCGCGTCGCCACCCACGGCGCTTTCCATGGATCTGTGTATCCGGGCGGCATTATGAACGTGCGCGAGTCCACGATTTCAACACTCAGTTCGCCACCAAACACCGGCGCGTTCGGATCAAAACCAATCTTCCATACCCCCGTTTTCATGATAAGGGCATTTATAACGAGATCGTAGGTCTTTTCCGACATCTCCAACTGATTGAAAAGGATCTCGCCGACGGACTTGAACCTTTCGGCGATCTTCTGGAAAAATGGACGGCCTGCGATAATATTCCACTTCGGCTCGCTGTCCGTGAGCAACGGCGCAATCGTCATCGCTGTTGAGAATACCAGATTCGCGAAGATTCCGTGTTCTTCCGGATGCGCTTTCTCTCGATCTTTCCAGTATTTGCCGGTATAATAATCGAGATACCTGTTCATTTCCGCGATACGTTCCTGATTTTCTTCCGACTTCCACACGTCCTCAACGGTATCTCGCATTTTCTTGAACTGATCGTATTTTCCCGTCAGCTTGTCCACTGCTTTTTCTAATGGGTTTTTCAACTCAGTATCCTCCTCAGCCCCTTCTTGGCGACGATGTCGTCACGCTGCCGTTTTGTTGCTATATATTCCCCGAGTCCGACATCGAATCCGGGCTTAAAATCAAATTGAAAAGTATACGACGAAAAAACCCTCCGCAACCGTTCTCCGCATTCGCAGATTTGCTCGCCCGTCATCCGGTGCGGAACTATTCTGTCCTCGCTATTTCCGCAGGCATCACATTTAAACTCAAACAGCGGCATGTTCGAACTCCTTCCTCCACTCGTATGTTTTCTTTTTGCTGAAGATATCGTAAAAGCTGTGGCCTCCGCCACTGTAAGACTTCCTCACCCAGTAGTTGTACGCCATCCCCTCCATGCACGCCATTATCATTGACGCTGCATCTACGCGATTGTCCTTTTCCTTGCCTTTGCCAGTGAAATGGTCCATCTCCCGCATAAGGTCAGTGCAGGAGTCGTGGATAAAAACCTTACCCTCGCGAATAAAAGCCCCGAGAGTTCTTCTGATCCTTACCTCTTTCGACATCGCCCTCGATACCGGGATTTTGAAAAGGTTATACGGCACCGTGCATTTATGCGCGATTTCGTATTCCCTCTTCATCACATCAATCAACGTCGCCAGATGCGCCTGCTGCCCAAGCTCGATTCCAACACGGGTCGGATTGTACTGTACGCACTTCGCGAATATGAACTCGACCATCTTGTTGGCCTCACCCTTATATCCGTGTGCTTCCAGAATCCATATCTGATTCACCTCGTTTACCGCGGCGATCACAATTCCTGTCTCATCCGAATAATCTTCTTTTGTCGCTGCCGGATCAATTGCGATATAATATCGATACTTCCCGGGCGGAAGCTTTCCGGAGAACGTTGGATGCGGCGGCGGGAATATCTGATCTTCTTTTGTAACGGGATTGAGCATGTACTGGCAATTCCATGTGTATCTCGTCATCTTCCGCTTAATCTTTGCTAGCGTCTTTTTCGAATGCCACGACGAATACAGAACTTTTCCGTTCTCGACTGCTCTCCGAATGAAAATCTTATTCCTCGGGAATTGCCGTTCCCTGATAATTTTATTGTAGAGATCGTTATAGTGGTAAAAGGTTCCAAGAATCGTGGTGTCGCCGTCGTCGATGATCGGCTGCAAATAGGACCAGAACTCCTCGATCTTTTTCATCTGGTCCTGAGTGTTCACGTTCTTTGGATCAACGAGGTCGTCCAAGAAGAAGTGATCAAAATGCAGACCCGTGATGCTCGCTCCGACTCCGAACACCGTCACCTGTTCACCGTGCGACGGCTCGTTTCCGGGCCTGTACACGGTCAGTAAGTCCTGAGTGCATTTATCCCAGTTTGAGTAATTCTTACCGGGTTCGCGCAAAACCTCCGGGAACAACCGAATCAGGATCGGACTCGCAAGAATCACTTTAATATCTCGAAGCACAGCTTCTGCCAACGTCGCCGATGCCGCGCAATACGCATTCCTCGCCATGGGATCGCGCAGGATATTCTGTACAATCAACAATTTCATCCACGCCGTTTTCAAATGACCGCGTGGAACCAAGATCATTTTGTCGTCACTATCTTGCATCTTCGCCGCAAGCCAGCGATGGAATGCCGGGTCTATTCGTCGGCGCTCGCCCTTCTTCGCGTTCTTCCATTCAAGGACTTCATATCCAAGATAAAAGAGATCGTTAAGACATTTATCCCGCTGAAACATCCACATCGCTTCATCGGCGGTCTTTTCTGAGGCAAGGTACTTTTTGTATAAAAGCTCATCGGCTTTGCTGAGGACCATTCTTGCTCTTCCCTGCTTTCTCCAGCGCAATCGCAATCGCCTGCTGCCGCGGATATCCGGCCTTTATCAATTCCTCGATATTGAGCGAAACCGTGGCGTTGTCAGATCCCTCTTTCAGCGGCACCTTTTTCCTCCCACACAATCACGCTCACGTTATCGAGCAATCCCACGAATCTGTCCCGGAACTCATGCTCGGTCATTATCGGCAACACCTCTCGGCCCGTGCTCACGAGTTCGTTTTTCCCACAACAGGCAAAGATCTGAACCTCGCCCCTTATGGGTCCACAATTCCTACTGGTCCCGGTCGCAACCTCAAATCCTGTTTCCGTCTTTCTCGTACTTATGATTACTCTGATCATATCGGCGACTCCGTCATGGTTTCGACGTCGGTGTCTTCGGCATCCGCAATCACAACACTGTCGGCTCCGACAAGCACGACCGCAACCGGCTTCTTTCCCGCGACTTCTGCCGCAGTCACAGCTTTTCTCAACGTCTCCGCCACCACCACCATTCTCTCGCCGTCATCCGCATACACCGACCACGTCCTACTTTTTGTTCCCGACATCACCATCCCCCTTATCTTTCCCGAAATACCACTGCGTTATCACGACAGCGGCAATAATGAGTCCGATCACAAACGCAAGTACATTCGGCCACGGCAGATCAGGGATTCTAAACATTCGCTTCCTCCTCGTATTTCGGAAACACAAAGAAATGGATCTCGTTATCGCGCCAATACCTGCCAAACGCCATCGGATCCGAAATGCGGAAAAATCCGTTTACGCCCCCCGCCTGTGCAAGCATCAGCCCCAGGTCTTCGTTGTAGACTCCGCCCTCGGGCAGGACAATCGCTTCATGCCTGTACAAGTGTTCGGTCCCAAACATTTTGAATCCAACCACCCACACCGGAACGCCGTCACCCGCCAGAACAAAAGCTTCCGGAGGCGTCACCTCCACCGGACCCTTGGCCTTCTCCAAGACAAAAACATTCCTCGCCCTTTCGGTTTCGTCCATCACCGTAGCCTTCGACGCCGCCAATACGTTTACGCTCGAATCCCATATCGGCGTGTTCACGATAACGTCCACCAAACTCTTCCCCGGATTTATGCTGCGGATATCGTAATCGTATTCGGAAATGATGTCGCCGTAGTCCTCGCCCTGCGGATCCCATTTTATCTTGGCCCTGCTGTCGAGCACGTCCCTTGCAAAAACCGAGCAGTGCGTCTCCACCGGCACCCGCCCCAAATATCCGCGCTGATACTGCGGCAACGCCGTCGCCGTCGTCAGCACCTGCATCAGCCTCAGCCTCCGCTCCCACCGCGCCATCGCCTCGCTCCTACTATCGCCGCTCATTTCGCACTACCCCCTATCCCTGGCCCCATACCCATGCACCCGCTCCGGTACACGCCCATGCTCCTGCTCCAACCCCAACCCCTCTCGACTACCGCAATCGGTACCGGAAAAATCGTAGGCAGGGGGCAGAGGTAACACCTCTATACAAGAAGGTCGCGCCACCCCCTCCCCGCCCTCTCCCTCTGCTCCCCCTGAATCAGTACCAGAGGCTATTGAACATCGCGTCTTTATCGGCGCTTATCTGCTTGTCTCTGCCTATCGGCGTCGATGCTTTGCAGTGAGTATGTATCATCGGCGTCTGGTATGCCCTTACCCCTTTGTGCCTTGCCTGATACGCTGCCATGTCTGTGACCATCGGCGAATTAGCACCGACAGCGTTACCATGCGCCCTACAATCGATCCTCATCCCTCGCCTCTACTATCTCAGCCTCTTGGACTATCGGCGTGTCCTTGCCCGTTTGCTTGCGCTCTGGTGCAATGCGTCGTCCTGATGCTGCGTCCTCTATGGCCTTGCGTGCTCTCTCTCTTAGCCGCGTATACTCATCCTTGGCGTACTCACCTTGAACCTTGGCTGCGATCTTGAGCCGGCCATATGTCCCATCCATGCGATTGAGCTCCTGGAGGGCTGCAATCTGCTCCCTTGACGTCGGTGTCTTGACCTTACGTGCCTTGACACATCCATCAGCATCATAGATTGTCTCCGTGCTCTCTGTGGCACCAGACGCGATACGGGCAAGGTGATGCAGTCGTACCTCGACTCCTGCGCCGATGGTATTGAGAACAAGATCATATGCGCCTATACGCCTAAGCCTGCTTAGTATCTGTGATGATCTTACATGGTATGCTAAGGGTTTATCGGCGTTTGCTTTTCGCAGGGCTGCTTGTGGGTGAAGGTATGTATCCTTATTGGTAATGTCCAGGTAATATTGAAGGAATAGCCTGTCACGTGCTCTAAGCTTGAATTGTTTATCGGCGCGCTCAATCCCGTTATCCATCCGCGCCTTGTACTCGTCGTCGGTCCTTGGCATCCCGTGCCCGATCATGCCTTGATCATCGGCGATTATCTCGCAGGTGTCCTGCTCTGATCCGATCGTCTCATCATCTATCGGCGTCTCACTGATCATGTCTATATAGTAACCCCTCGAAACGACGCTGTCAAGGCCGATAAAGCACTATACATGTGTATAGGTTCAACGGCAAAATATTTATGATTATTTGTAGATATCGCTTGACATGGTAGTCTGCATGAATTATTATACAGTATAGATGATCGATGCGAGAGCAAATAAAACGGTCATCGCGGAGGAGAGAGAAGATGGGTGAACTAAGAATATCGACTAATGACATAGCATCATTGACAATTAAAGGCGCCATTGCGGAGATCGAGGACAGCGAGGACATGCTCAATACGGCGCGCGCGATAGCAGAGCGCAAAAATATTGCAATCGGCGACATGATCGAGGCCATTGCAAGCCACATCGTCTACGACGATACAGACTACGTCTGCGAGTAACAACGCCGATCGGTATTTCGTCCCGGTCCGACTCCGGGACGGCGTATAAGCTTATAATCGGCGGATTTAAAACGCAAAAGGAGATAATATGTCAAGGAACGTGTTGGCAAAGACGGTGCGCCGAGCTATCTGGATCGGTGCGCTCAACTACTACGGCTATGACCTGGATGACAGAGTCAATCCAAGCGACAAAATCAAAGTGCAAGCGGAGTTTTTGCGCCGAATTCGTGCGCTCAAGGTCCGCCTGTACACAACCAGGGAAGCAGCGAAAGAGAGGGCGCACGCATGACACAAAAACAGAAAGATAAAGAAAAAGCAATGAAATTCCTTGATCGGTTTCGCGGTCGAACCGTATACGCACGCGTGAACAGCGTTTCCCGATCAGGGATGAGCAGAAGAATTGAGTATTACACAACAACAACCGACGGCGATATTATCCGCATCGGCTACTATATCGCACTGGCAATAGATTACCCGTATAACGTCGATAAAGGCGGAGTGCGTGCGGATGGGTGCGGAATGGATATGATTTTTCACGTTCTTTCTGTTCTCAACTATGCCTATGCTCAATGGAAAACCGGAAAATCAATTCAGGAATTGCTGAAAACCAAAGAATTCGGCGAACATATTTACGATAACGCTCTTTTCGATGTCGGTTATCGCAGTCTTTAACAGGCCGAAACCGCGCCTGGTGCGCGGTATACCGGTGTTACCGGTACTGATGAGGCTACAAGTCAAACGGCGAAAAGGAGTGAATACAGTATGGAAAAAGAAACGCAAAAACGAATTGATATCGAAAAAATGAAACGCTCTGAATTGTTGGAACTGGTAAAAATACAAAGAGATTTTATTGAGCGCATAAGCAAGGAATCGGATAGAGCAGTCAAGACAATCAATGTCCTCGACGAAGAGAATCAAAAACTAATATCCATCAGTAACACGATAGGAGAAATCCGGGCAAAAATAGAAAATGGTTTTAACGCTCGAATTATCCTAAGTGGAGGAATAATCAGATGCATCTACACAGATTCGCCCAAAATCTGTATCTAAGTTAATGATTTTGATATCGACGGAATCGACGCCATAAGCGAAAAGCACCAATGCATGGAATACAATCCGGATATTATTAGGGTTGAATCGATAACCGATGAAATGAGAGGTTAAAGCAAATGACCACGGAACAATTAAACGGCGAAAGGGTATTATACTACAACAAAAACACGTCGTGTTTAGAATAAATCACAACAAAGGAGAAAGGGAAATGCAATATCAATTATGCTTACTCGATGTATGGGGAGACGAGAAGGACGGATTCGAAGTAAATGATATTTCAAAAACACAGACATTCATAGACATTCCCGATGCATCAACGGACGATGAAATCATGGCCATACTCGAAAAAAATGAGATCATACGTCCGGTGGGATTATCCGTGAATGACACGTGGTGCCCTGATATTTTTATCGACGACGCCAAAACCGGAAAGCCGATTATAAGGCTCGATGCGATTAATCGAGAAGGAGAATAAAGAGATGCAAATAACAGAATACATGCAGGGATTTTTTGTGAAATGTGATATTGAAGAAAAAAGCGATATCATGGCGCGTATTCAAAATCGATATCCAGTAAAAAAAATCACAATTCCACAAGAAAATGAGAATGACGGACCGGATGAATCACTTTCCATATTCAAGCAAAACAAGTTGTTTTCTTCACAAATAAAAACGGTAATCAAATTCTGTACAAAAGACAAAACCATGCCTGTTTTCGCCTATCCGCACATCAAAAACGGAACAATAAGAGCATGTGACGGAAAACGAATGATCATTTTAAAAAGTGATTACTTTTTGCATCTTAAAAATGGGCAATACTCTTTAGCGTCGAGCGATAAAGCATTAATATTGACGCGCATTCCCGAATCCGATCAATTACAATTCCCGAACGCTGCAAAAGTTTTACCGACAGAGGGTATGTGTATTGTTGAGGATTTGCCGAAAGGAAAAGAAGGGAATGAGTCTCAACTGTCTTTTTGTTGCACCAGATTGAATCCCGTAAATCCCGAATTCGTGAAACATGCAAGTGAAATGCCTGGTCCTTTCAACGTTTATCAGACTGCCATTGGCAAAACTGTTGCAATCACCGGAACAGACTATATAATAGTTATTATGCCAATGATAAAAAGAGTGTAAGGAGAACACCGAAAACATGAACACAAACGAATTCACAAATAACGGCGAGAGAGTGTTATACTACAACAAAAACACGAAAGAAATCATCATGCCCGATGAAATGGGAGTGATGAACAAGCCTGCTCCAATGGGTGAAGGCTGGCTATGGGTACGCTGGCCGGTCAATCCCCATTTCACGGGCGAAACCGGAATCGTTGATATGCTTTCTAATAACTATTTTTTAGTAGCGAAAGGAAAAATAAATGGCTGAGGGAATATTTACCGCAATTGGAATCATTACTGTAATCTTAACCGCGGCGTTTTCGCATCATCACACATGGAAAAACCGACTCATTCACAATCGTGAAAGTTATCGGCGCCGACCTTTTCGCAGGATCGGAAAACACGAACAGAAAACCGATACATGCAAAAACTAAACCGGAATCTATTCATAGCCGCCGTTATCGGTGGCCTTTTTCTCGGCTCACACAATCCGTTCACGATCTGGATTCACGAACAAGGCCACTTGCAAGCATTCCATATGAGCGGAATACAGGCGACGCAAACGGATTACAACAAGGTAACGGCATACACAAACACGGCCACGCTCGACCAGTTAATAGCCGGTGCCATGAGTGAAGCCGTATTTTTCTTTTTCGCGTTCTGGATTTTGTTTTGTTTCGGTAACCCGAACCATACCGGAATCCGGGGATTGTGGTTTCCGACCGGAATACCGGTAGGCGCTATCCTGCATATATGGATTCGCGCCTATCAGTACACGGATTTTCATCGGGAGTTTTCAGGCGAAATCGCGCCGTTGTGGACAATTTTTTGCGTTCTCGTGCTCTCGATCATGATTGGCGCTATCACCATCTGGAGATGGCGCATTAAATAAATCGGCCTGAATAATACCGAGACGTTCCCATCCGTCCGCTGACGGTATGGCATTATTGCATTCTCGCTTCATCACGTTCCTTGCCGTCTGTTTCGCTTCCCTCATGGATTCACCCTCAACGGAACACTCGCATCGAGTTTTATTTTTTCTATCGCAAGCGATTCCGTAAGCAAGGCACGAAAACTTAAACTTGAATAATTCCGTCACGCTTTCACCCCCTCTAATTCAGCCGCGATTCTTTTATATGTCGGCTGCTTGCCCTTGTATCCGATACACGATTGCACAAATCTTGCCATACAGTAGGCATCGGCCTCATCCGTGCTCGGAAACCAGATTCCGACCCGGTGATGAATATCGGCGAGATATTGTTCGATAGCCTTCTTCGTGTTCTTCTTCATGCGCGGAAAATCGGGATCGAGCCACGTCTTCCATGTCCGGCTCTGAATCTTGATAACCTTGCATCCGGGAACGGAATACGCTACGCCGCGAATGTACCCGACAAGCTCTTTCAGCCGCATATTGAACTGATCCTCGACCACGATCGCGTCCGGCTCACTCGCTCTTATTACCCTTCCGATGTTTTGCGTTTCAACTTTTTTTGTGAAATGCATCGAATTGGTAGACAGAAGTGCGACCCCACACATTTTCAACGCCGGATCAATTGCCATTATCATCATCTCTTGTCCTCCTTGTTCTTCGTCCGCATTTATCGCAGACAAAATCACCTTTGGCATTCGCCAACTTCATCCAGCCATCACAGGTTTCGTACTTGCCGGTATCCCCTCCTCCTTGTCCATATCGCGAAGTAGTCTTCTTCTGAACCCTTTTCCCACACGGTTGCAGATTCCAGTGCCCTGTCTCTTTTGTGTGAAAGCAGTGGATGCAGTCCGGAAGCTGTTCCGACAACTCCTGCACCAATACCCGACCACAATATACGCAGACCGGCAGACACGAACACTGCGGCTTGTAATAACTCACGCTCCCGAGCTCGTTCGTGAACTCGACCTTTACCCACGGCTTCCCACACGGGCACTGATAACCGAATCTCTCGTGCTCGTAGATCTGAACCCATCTGGTATCAATAACCCCCGCCCGGTCCAAGGTCTGAATCCTGGCATCGTCCACTACCTCCTTCTCGATCTTGCTCCACCACGCCTTCGCTTCTTCTGATATTTTTTTCACCAACACGCTCCTCGAAACCGTTTTTTATCGGCGTCTCTTTTCTGCTCTTACGGACGCCAAGGAATACCGCTGTCGCCACGACCGCTATCAGAACCGCGACATGAATGTACAGTGTCACCATCCACATATTTAAACATACCCTCCTTCGCCGCGCATACGATCACGGCAATCGCCGGAGCCATTACGAATCCAACCCCGAATCCAACGATAAAATGCCACGTAATTCTCTCGGCCATGAATCGCGGAGTCCAACAGAAAGACAAGAGAGCGGCCACCACACATAGGCTGATTGCGTAAATCGCCTTAATAACTCCAGACGCAGTAGTCATTTCCCCCACCCATAATTCATATATCTCTTAACCCTTTCTTTTGCGACCCTGTTCATAAGCCATTTTTTAAAATGCGCTTTCTCCATCTCCTCGAAGAATTCAAAACGCATATCCTGCTCCCAATTACCTAAAGCATCAAGAAACTTATCGAGAAGAATGGCGTCTTCTTGATGATTAAAGCCTCGCTTCTCTTGTCCGCAGAAATAAGAAAACATTCTAAGAAGATATTTACCGTAACCATTTCCCCTGTATAATTCTTTTTCCAACCTTACTCTATCATAAAAACATTTCTCTCTTGCATCATTGTTGCTCAAGAATTCAACAGCCCTTTCCTGTTCTTTCGTCATATTGCACTCCTTCTTTCGATTTCCTCGATGATAAACGGCCTTCTGCCCTTGCTCATTATTTGTGACGGCAGCGGCGGCGTACCCTTCATCCACACCAACTCCTTTACTTTTCCCTCAAACACATCAAGCGCCGTATTTATAAGAATACTCAGCACCTTCTCCTGGGCTTCGTACTGATCAGATCCCGATCTCTTGATTGCGTACTCAACCATATCCGTGATAAAGCCGGATTCTCTCTGAAAATCTTTAGTACAAGCGAAGTGCTCCGGCCATCTTTCGGAGAAGAAATCCTTGATTGTCTGATAGTGTTTTTTAAAGGTAGGTTGTGAGCGGAGCTCACTACCCTTATTATCTTTTTTATAATCTTTTTTATTACTAATTGTAGATTCGTTCTTTTCCTGAGTGCAGCTCACAAGGTTTCCTGAGTTGTGCTCACAAGGTTTCCTGAGTTCTGCTACCCGCAAAATCCGCTTTCTGCCGTTAAAGCTTTCGGTGAAAATGTATCCTTTTGTCTTGAGTGAGGAGATATGATTCTGGATTGCTGTTGTTGAACACCCCATAAACGCCGCGAAATATGCGTCGGAGGCAGTACACCCGTCGTCACCATTAAGCGAATTGATCTCGGAAAGCAGTATGGTTTCAGTCGGAGTCAGAGAACGGGAAAGCCAGATTTCTCTCGGTATCCAGATGCCCTTAAAGGCCCGTTCGACTGTCCTTTCGCCATTCATTCCTTTTTCCCCCTCTCATCGTCGCACTCCTTAATCACTGAAACGTCGTATTCCATATCGACAAAATTCATCGCAGCTAATATCTCGGTGAACCCAGAAACTGCTTTATCAATAGCCTTTTGCGTTATGGCCTCGTACCCGCTCCCAATCTCTATCGTGTCTCTTCTTATATCAAGCATGACTCTGAATTTCATTTGTCCTCCTCAAAGATGTTTTCGTCAAGTTTTTTCCGCATTTCGCTGCCCATGAACAATTTTCTTATGCTGATAAATTCGGGCCATTCGTCGCGAGTAATAACGCAGCGGCCTTTCTTTCGGTGCTTTAACATTTTAAACCATTCAACGATATCCAGAACCTTTCCCCAAAAACTTTTGCGTTTTTTTACTTCTGGAATTATTTCGCCTATTGGCATTTCGATTGGGCCAAAATGTGTCCACGATGATAACTCGGTAAACGATATCGATGCATATCGAACAGGTTCAACCGGCTTGCGTTTCATCTCCCCTCCTTCAGTTGTTGCGCTTTTGCAACGACTCAATTTTATCATGCAGATCGGCGACATATGTTCTGAGTGCGGCGCGTCTTGTATGACATTCGCAATCTCTATCAGCTTTGCATAGATGTATTTGCGAATCATAATCAATACACCACTTGCACATATATTTCAGCAACTCCTCCACCAGATCGGGTTCGGGTGCGAAACGTTCCGGATATTTCTTCGCCACTTCCGCTATTGAATCGGCTATAGTTCTTGGTTGCGCATCCATAATCTCTTTCGTTAATTCTTTTACCGTGAATTTATCGCTCATTTCTGTTCCTCCTTTGTCATTACCCGCAGATAGCGCAACCACACCCAGAAATACCCAAGTATAATAATGTCGATGATGCTCGACTTTTTAAACAGCTCGTACAAGCGAACCATCGACGCCACTACATTCCGCGCCACATCTTCAGGTGTTCCTGCAATCTCGCACCATTCGAATTTTGCGCTCGTTGAATAACACAACTGTATTGATTCCGACCAATATACTTTTATTTTCACCGGCCTCAGCATCCGGTACGGCTTACCGATCTTAATCGTTCGATGTATGGTCATGATTGCTCCTTTGCTTTCTCCATCGCCCATGCCGTGACAAACGTGACGCAGTCAACCGGGTTGCATTGCGGACACTTTTTTATTGCCGGACAATCGCCGCGAGCGACATCAATACACACCTGCCCGTTGTGATGATATCGCGCTATCTCTTTTGCTGCTATGTTCAACGCCTGCCGCGTCAGCTCCAGTTCCGCTTCGAGTGCGGCGACCTTGGCGTTGTGCGCCGCTATCATTTCCGCGACTCTTGATATCGTCTCCCCAGTCACTATAACCTTGTCACTCATCCCCCCATCCTCTCTTTCACCCGCGCTTCGATGTATGCCGCGACTCCGTCTGCACATGTTGCGTTCGCGATACACGATCCGTCCATATCGCGCAGACATCGTAACTCGGAGAAGTATCCGCACCGATGACAAAAATTAGGTTGTAGCGAATTGGCTGTATACACTATCACTTCCGCCTGCTCCTCGCACCGGATACTCATTTCACGTGTCGCAACCTCGGCAATGCGGTCGTAAAGCTTCTCGCAGATTACAAGCGCATAATCCATCTCTGCCTCAGTATAAGGATGTGTCATTTCGCTTATCAGCTCATCTCTCGTCTGCATCGCTCATGTCCTCCAATGCCTGTAGGTACTCTTCCGGCGTCTTCCCTTCGTGCGTGTATGACATCTCGTCGAGCGTCCAACCCTCATCGAGCCCGTCATCAAACTTATCCCATATGTGAGCGTATATTTCCTGGCACGTCGCGCACGTGTAGTATGATGCCGCCTCTCCCTGATCGACCGTAACGTTGACATGCATCTCTGTGCCTGCGGGAAACACGCGGCAACATCCCCAACACCGACGCGGCTTGCGCGTCTTCACCTTACTCTCTCGGATCATTTGCATCGTGTGCTTCCTCCACCTGCGCCGCTTCCTCGTCATACCGCACCGGCCATGCGAACGCCGAGCGGATCGTGTCGTCATTTATCTGCATTTCGTTTCTCCTTGCTTGTCATGCATTTATGGATTGCCTTTATCGCGCCGGAAACCGTGCGCACGAGTAGGCATGATTTACTTTCGCATAACGGCAGCGCATAGTTCCAGGTTAATTGAGTACATTCTTTTCGGTGCGGACACATAACGAACCGCAAATGATGCCACATATTTTTTAATTTATTTATCTTATCCATATTCTGTGCCACCTTTCGCCGGGGCTTCTCCAAAAAGGCATCATGCAAAGTTTCCCGGTATCGTCATTTTTCCACACTTTCCATATCCACCGAGTAAACATGCTGTTATGTAACCGATGGACCAGCTCATTTATCTGCATCGTGTGCCTCCTGTACCTCCTGTACGGCAACATATTCGGATATCATTTCGATCGATTCGATCGTCATTCCCGGATACATTTCCAGAAATATTTTTTCCGCACGCCCATAAGAATCGGCAACGACACAATGAACCTGTCCTCGCGTGTATACTGTGTTAAACTTGTAAACTTTCATTTCCCCTCCTCCACCTGCTTCTCGGCGTATGCGATGATACCGGCGGTGCACTTATCGTCAGATATGCTCCCGTGACACGTCTTAGTATAATAATCGCAAATAGAACACCACCCCATGTGATGCGCGAAAAACTCAATCACCTTCCGCTGCTTCTCGATCGTCGCTTGTGCTGCGGCGAGGTCGGATTCGAGTCGATCGGCCTCTTCATTAATCTTTCCAATCGAACAAGTTACGTTGTTATTTACATCTCCAAAAGACAAAATCGCTTGCGTCCATTTCCGTATCTTATTCACGGCTTCTCCTCCTCTACGATAGCTGTTTATCTTTTATCGTACTTGTCTCTACACGCCCTGGCACAGAACATTAACGGCGTTATTCCATCAATCAATTTCCTGTTTACGTCTAAAATCGGATATTCATATTTTCGGCCGCACTCAAGGCACGAAAGATTTTCGGTCGTCCTGCGCATCCGCCTGTTCATTCTATGCAACCTATGAAAAGAAAAGCCACTTTTAATAAAATCTTTAATCCAATCAAAAATGCGCCGCATCACCCCTCCTCCTCTACGATCTTCATTACCGCATCAACGATACGGAGGTATAATTTATTATCCATGGGCTTTTCAATGATCGACAATTTGCGTTTATTGACAAACCCGAATAATAATTTGCTTGTATCGCGGTCGGCCATGATCCATTCAAGTTGATTTTTCCTATGCTCTGTCATCACTCACCTCCCTCAAATCTTTATTGGAGTAATAGGTGAAAGATCGCGCGGTCTGAAATATTTTATCAAACCGATCACACTATCAGGATGCGTCATCCATTCACACTTGACCACAATAAACGGATTTGTATTCTCGTCTTGAAACGGTTTCAAGATGCGCATGGCACGCGCATAATACATAGGGCTTTGTTTGTTGCGGTAGTGCTGACCTAAAATTATTTTGTCCACCCTCACTTTTTACCTCCCTCAAAATATCCCGGAGCCGCCGGGCCGATCGTGGATCACCGCCTCATGATCGCGGAAAAGTATATAGGCCCGAAGGCCCGGAACGGGGACACCCATTTATTCACGGGCTTGGGGGTGCTCCGCGGGACGCCTTACGGCGTTTCTGCTTACGCTTCATCAGCCAAAAAATGCCCGTCCAGATGCTCGCCGCCGTTCCGATTTGCGAGCCAACGGCCTATATACTCTTTTTGCGGGTGCCGGGGAATCGAACCCCGGATAATGGGTCTTCTTGCCGGTGAGACATTCCGTACCTACGAAGTGCAACCTTTCGGATCGACGCCTTGCCTTGCGTCTTTTTTAGGTGGTCTGGCAACCAGTTCAACCGGTGGAACCCGTTTCCCGGTCTATCCTGCACTCGGACTTCCCATCTGCCTTTCAGCGTCTACGCCCTTCCGCCACACCCGCGCGTGGTCAAACCATCGGTAAAAGTTTATCGGCTTCGTCCGTCATATCCGTCATCATGTCGTCCGGGTCTTCCGAGTAAATGCACATCAATCCGGCAATCATCGATCGCAATTCCCGCAAGCCCTCTCTCAAAGTCACCTGATCCATCATGCGATATCCATCGACCGTTTTTCTATAAGCCGCCGCAAGATTTTTCCTCAAACCGTCCATACTTACTTTCATCCCCTCACTCTCCTTTCTCCTGCCCGTATCGGGCTATTAAAATCCGCCACACCC